GATCTACATGAACAATGCAACGTTTGAACTTTATATGCAGGCGCAAATCGCAGCAGGCAATGGATGGTATGCAACTGCAGGTCCTGAAGTATCCAAGAAGTTTGTTGGATTGTACGAAATCGCAGTATGCCCCGGTATGCCTGCTAACACCATGTACATGGTTCAGAAATCTAACTTGCATTTGGGAACATGGTTGACAAATGACATGAATGATGTATCAATCATTGACATGACTCCAATTGACGGTTCACAGAATGTACGTTATGGCGCACGTTTTTATCTTGGAGCACAGATTGCTGTTACTGCTGATGTTGCAGCATACGGTCCTGGTCTATCGTAATCATAAATAATCAAACCACTGCATGCATTCACGTGTGTGCAGTGGTTTTAATACAAATTAATATGCCCTGTTCGTTAACAAAAGGATATACACTTGACTGCCTTGAAGGTATCGGTGGTGTAAAAGAAGTATTCATCGCAAATTGGGATGATTTCGCAGCAGGCATTGCATTCGATAACACCACAGGTGAAATTGAAACATTGCCGACAGCAACAATTTTCCGTTATGTACCATTCCGTTCATCTGCTTCGTACATCGAAACACCACAGAAGAACATTGAAAACGGTACATTGTACTTTGAACAAAAAGTAGGTTGGACATTCGGTAAGCTGTCACAGGACAAGCGTAACGAATTCCTAAATCTTGCTAAAGCTAAATGCATCATCTTTGTTCGCACATATGATGATCAAATTTTGTGTGTTGGTTTGGGTGCCGGTGCATGGATGACAGAAGGATCAGTACAATCAGGTCAGCAAAAAGCTGATTTGATGGGTTACATGGTCACATTCACAGCAGAGGAACTTGAACCAGCTGTGCATTTGGAAGCATACAGCAGCGTTCCATTTGACAACTTCGGTGATATCACTGTTGATCCTGCTTACTAATAGCTTGTTCAATAATCATTAAAAAGGGCAGGTATTACGCCTGCTCTTTTTTTTAATTTAGTAAACCAATGATTTATCTAATCACAGATACAGCAAATCAAACCGTGCGATTGTCATTGGATGAGGGAAGGCAGTATTATGCAACAGCGTTTACTGATTACCTAATTGTAATTACGCACGAAGAAAACAGCACAGTGGGTAGTGAATTGGCACAGGTTGCCACCATTGTCGCAGAGAATAGAAGATACACGCAGCTCACCATCACAACAGATACACTAACTATTGCCGGGCGTTATCGCTATGAAGTGTATGGTCAAAATTCAGCAGTCAACACTGATCCAACAGATGCATCGGTAGTAGGATTGATTGAACGCGGAACAGCTGTACTAACAAATAATACTACATATTACGATGTCGCAGACAACACCATCGAAGATGACATTATCTACCAATGATGCAAAGCCATTGCCATCTGATGTAATGCATTTGCAGATGGCAGCTTACTCACCTGTCGCAGATACTGAAAAAGTAGATCGTAAAGGATGGGTGACTTTTGGTGATGACAATTTATTTCCAATGTATCTGCGTGAATTATCGCAGACATCACCTACACATGGTGCATTGATAAAGGCAATCGGTGATATGATTGCAGGCAAAGGTGTATCATCGGAGCAATACCAAAATGAATTAGATGCATTGCATGTTGATACGGTTGTGTACGGTTGCGCACACGATTACAAATTGCATGGTGGATTTTATATAGAAGTGATTTGGTCAAATGATCGCAGCGTGATTAGTAAAATCAATCATATTCCATTTGAAGAATGCCGTATTGCGGTGGATCAGGATGACGAATCAGAAGTGGGTGTATATCATTCGCCTGATTGGTCTAATCTGCGTAAGAAAAAAAATGCACCAGCGTTCATTGCTAAATTCAATCCACTCACAAAGATGGAGCATCCGGTGCAAGTGTATTGGTGTTTCAGTTATACAGGTAGTCAAATCTATCCACGACCTGATTATTGGTCCGCAGTGAATGCGATTGAAACCGATAAACTAATTTCTGTATTCCAATGCAATCTATTGAGCAATGGAATGTTTCCAAGCACTGTTGTAAATTTCTACAATGGACAGGCAACACCTGAACAGAAGATGGCATTGATGCGTGATTGGGAAAACAAGCTGACAGGTGCAAGCAATGCAGCCAAAGTGATGTTCTTTTTCAATGAACGTGAAGCGCAGAAAACAGAAATTGAAGCGTTCCCGATTAGCGATCTTGATAAGCAATTTGACATGATCAATTCGCAAACCCAAGAGAAGATAATTACAGCGCATCGTATTGTCACACCATTGCTTGTTGGATTGAGAAGCGGCACTGGCTTCGGAAGCAACAAAGATGAGATGGCAACAGGTTTAGAAATCCTGACCAATCAGGTGATTGAACCTGCACAACGCAAAATCAGTGATGCATTGGTGTACATATTGGGCGAACAGATGCCTAATCTTGCATTCAATATCAAACCAAACACACCACTAACAACACAACAGGCAGAAGCAGCAACAGTAGATGGTGGCACAACTGATGTGGCAGCAACAGCATTGAATGGTGCGCAGATTACATCATTGGTTGATATCGTAATGCAGGCAGCATCTGATATGTTGCCTGTATCATCAGCAAAAGCGGTGGTGCGTGCAGCATTTCCAACGTTATCTACTGCACAGGTGGATGAAATTTTCAAGGATGTACAGCCCGGAAGCATTGCACCATCGCAGATTCAGCAGTCATTGTATAAAAAAAAAGTACATGAAGCATTCGATGATGATGCAGTGGCTGATGCATTGATTCAATTGGGCGAAGATGCGCAAGAAGATTGGATATTGATTGATGAATACGAAGTGGATTACGATACAGATGATGCAGACAATGAGCGTATCATGTCGCACAACTTTGTAAGTACAGGCAGCGCACGACCTAATGCGAAATCAGAGCAGGATAAAACCATTGATCAGGTAAAATTCTATACACGTTACAAATACAGCGGTGAAATCAAACCAAATTCACGTGCGTTTTGTCGCAAAATGATTGCTGCTGATAAGCTGTATCGCAAAGAAGATATCATGCAGATGGGCAATAGGATTGTGAATGAAGGATGGGGACCACGCGGAGCTGATACATATTCGGTGTGGTTGTTTAAGGGCGGAGGTGCATGTGGCCATGTGTGGCGGAAAATGACTTTCGCAAGTGCGAAAGGATTTGGATTGGATTTGTCTAATCCTGATTTGAAAGAAGCATTGGATGTGCGTGTAAAAAAAGCAGGATATAAAACACGCAACAATCCAAAGGTTGCACAACGCCCAATTGACATGCCTTACAATGGCTTTCTACCTGATAACCCACGATTCGGTAAATAATAAAACACAGACAAATGGCAGAAGTATTATTCATCAACGAAAACTACATAAAGAAATACACCACCATCAACGGTGCTGTTGATCCTAATCTATTGTACCCGGCAATCTACCTGTCACAGGACAAATGGGTTGGTCCATTTTTGGGTGATGATCTGTTGAATAAATTGAAAACGGATGTATCTAATAACACTGTCACTGGCAATTATCTCATACTGCTCGAAGATTACGTACAGAAAGCTGTGTTGTGGTGGACAATGGTTGAAGTCCTGCCTAATCTAACATACAAAATTGATAATGGATCATTGGTGCAGCGAATCAGCGAAGATGTGCAGGTGATTGGCAACACGACATTGGGTGATTTCATTGATCGTGCAAAAGCAAATGCTGAATACTACACCACGCGATTGGTTGAATACCTATGTGCGAATAGCCATTTGTTCGTTGAATACAGCAGCAACGTTTACCCGGAACGTTCACCACGCACTGATGTATTGAATATGCAGAATTACATATTTACAAGTGGCAACACAGCCACATCATATAAGCAGCAGACATACACGAATCTATTACCTAAACTACCACTATGAGCGTTGATCGCAAGCAGTTAAAAAAGGAATACACACAGCGGTTAAAAGATTATGAGAGAGCAATGTTGCAGGCACTGAAATCACATGCAAATTCTTCATCTAAAAAAAGGAATGCAGATAGCACTGATAACACTGGCAGATGAACATTACGTGCGCGTAGGTAATACGTTGCCCACTGCACCATTCGTTGACATGGAAGGTGAAGTTTGGGAAGCAAATAATGTTGATGTGTACCTGTGCGCAGAGAGCGAAGATTTACTTACTGATCCATCGTACAATTTGCGTGATATACATAACTACCTGTATGCAC